TCAGGCGCTCGTGCGCCATCGTCACGCCCTTCTGCGAACCACGCATGTCCCAGCCGATCGCGTCCTTACCCGAAGGCGAAGACACGGCCAGGCCGGCGCCGTACGTCTCCGACCAGTCGGCGATGTACGACTCCCACAGCGCGACGTCCGCGAAGAACGCCTTCACGTCGAAGAGGCGGAACGCCTCATGGACCTCGGAGTCCACCGCGGAACGAGGCACTGTCCAGTCCTCACCCTGCGGGCCGTCCGGCTTCTCCCAGACACCGAGCACGAAGGCGCACATGTCCCGAACGCGCAGCGCGATCAGCGCTGTTGCGTCCGAGCTCTTGCCACCGTCGAACCCGAGGACGATCTCGTCGTTGGGCTTCAGCACCTTGGAGTCGTCGAGCAGGGGGTCCCACTCGGCCGGCCCGTAGATCGCGTCTTCCTCGGCGACGATCTGGTTCAGCCACATACGCCGAGAGCGGGACGGAGCGATCGTCGCGTCCATCACGGACTGAATGATCGAGTCGACGTTCAGCCAGACCGCGTCACCGCGGATCTTCGGGATGACAATCCGCAGCGCAAGCGCCGACAGCGGAGTCTTGGGGTGAGCCTCGATCGAGTCGTACATGAACCCGATGTCCGCCATGCGGCCTTCGAGGATCTTGTTGAACGACTCGCGCATCCGCTCGGCGACAGAGTCCTCGCCGGGCAGGTAAGCGTTGGTGATCGCCAGGTAACGGCTGTCCTGCTTGGTCGCGTTACCGTCGATCGTCTCGTACATCTTGTGGCCGTTGTTCCCGCTCACCCAGTGATGGGTCTCGTTGAGCAGGGTGAAGGTCGTTCGCTTACCTTCGAGCGCACGGTACGAGGAAGTCACTGCTTCCAGGCGAACCTTGCCGCCAAGCGCGCGGATGAGCACCGCACCGTCCTTGACGCCGTACTTCGCCTTGAAGTGATCCGTCATGAGCGACGGGATCAGGGCCATCGTGTTCGTCGTCTGCGACTGGTTGACGGCCGTCACCTGCACCCACGCACGCGGGTGAGGAACACCTACCGGCTCGCCGGCCTCATCCCAGTGGGAGAAGCGCGACGGCCCAACCAGCTCGACGAGACACAGCACCGCGAGCAAGGGGTCCTTGCCCCAGCCCTTCATGCGCTGGAGGACGCCCTTACGGTTGACGAACCGGCCGTTCTCGTCCACGGCATACCAGTGGAGGACGAACCGGAGCTGCTCCCTGGTGAACTTCCAGGGGCCGCCGTTCTCGGCTTGCAGGTACTCCGCAGCCCAGCCGGCGATCTGCCAGCCGAGCGTGCGCTTGGGGAGGACCCAGGCGCCCAGGCTGTTTCTCTGCCAGGTGGGGCCGAGGAACGTAGGGGGGAGCTGCTCGATCTCCTCGGGGGTGAGGATGGCTTCCTTCGCCATGGCTCACCTCCAACGTCCGCCTCCGTACCACCGGTTGCTGTAGGATCCTCGTGTTGCAAGCTGTGATGGAGAGGTAGGTGGAGCCGGTGCAGAAGTACCCCGCAGCGCGCTTCGTGCTGCCTCGGAAATGGCCTGTGACTGATGCAAGTTCCATCCTGGGCGTTCGCCGCTGTGGCGACTCTCGTCGGTGTGCGCTTCGTCCTGACCTCCGTCCTTGACCTGATTCCCAAGATCAGCGCCAAGGCGATCGAGGCGATCAAGTCCGTCCGCGAGGTCCGGGACGAGTTGAAGCGCCAGCCCCCGAACGAACTCGATGAGTAGCGGCTCTACTCCGCGAGTCCGAGCTCCTGTCGGTAGTCCGCGATGGCGAGGACAGAGGCTGGCGTGGTCTCCTCCTCGGGCTCTTGCAGTTCGATGCGCACGCGGCGCCGGTCTCCCTCGGTCACCAGGAGGTTGCCGAGGGCGGAGTACAAGGTCTGCGCCATCTGTGCGGACCGCTTGCCCGACTTCTTGTAGTGGGACAGGTCATCGCACAGCGCATACGCCAGGGCCCAGTCGGAGTTCTGGTAGAAGTCCGACTGCCCGGAAGTCTTCAGGGAGTCGTAGAGCTTCTTCGCGATCGGATGCCACTCGGCATCAGCGCGAGGAACGGTGACCTTGCGCATCTGACCGCGCTTGGTCTCCTGCTCCTCCGTGGCCTTACGCGACCGGGGGCGCGCGAGGTCTGATTCACGATTCGGTACGGGGCCTCGAACGCCCACCGGTCACCTCCTTTCATCGGAGGACGCTGAGCGCGTCCTTGAGTGAATCTCCGAGGAGGGCCCCAGTGAAGCGGCTGATCTCCTCGCCATACCGTTCGATGACGACGGTCGGTGTACTCGACACGTCGTAGGAGCCGGCCTTGTCCAGGCCGGAGGGAATGCTGATGTCGACCACCTCCGCCTCGACCCCGAGCTCCGCCAGCTCCTGCTTGAGCAGGGGACCGAAAGAGCGGCAGGGCCGGCAGTGCGGAGAGGTGAAGTAGAGGACGTTCAGAACACGCCACCCGTCAGGAAGTGCACGGACAGCCAGGCCAGGAACGCGAGCAGGGTGAAGCGGCGCAGGCGGAGCAGGCCGGAAGGCTGGCCCTTCGGATGCTCGACATCACGCCGGGTGCCGAAAATCCGCCAGACCTGCTCGGAGAGCGTGTCGCCCGGTTGCTTGCGGTGGAGGGCGATGCCCTCGATCACCACGAAAGCCCCCGCCCAAGCGGCCCATGCGATCTCGAAACCGGTCACCGGTCACCTCCTGGATCTTCCAACCTCACCCCGTACGACGCGGCACAATGCCGTTGCATGAAGGAGTCGTTGCTTGCGGTGCTTGCAGCCGCGTTGGGGTATCTCGGTCACTGGGGGCAGGTCTTACTCGCTCGCAGGCATGAAGGCAGGCAAGCCCAGAGAGAGCTCATGGGCGAACTGCGAGCTCAATTCGTCGAACTCCGCGAGCTCAGGACATGGGACCACGACGGGCGAGGCACCGAACTGGTGCAGAAGTTGAGGTGGGAAGTTGGGCTTCTTGCAGACAAGCAACTTCGCAACCGAGTGACGGAAGATCTGCGGTACTTGGCTTTCTCGCGGAAGGGGTTCGACCCGAGGACGACGCGATTCACGTATGCCGGGGATGCCGCTGACTGTCTCACCGCCCGGCTTCGAGGGGACCGTCTCCCGCCTCCGACTCCGAACAGGGAGCTGTCGCAGTTTCTCGCCGATCAAGGCCCTCGGCACGCGCACATCGACGACTTGGCACGAATGCATCTTGAGTCTCCCGAAATTCGGAGCGAACTTCGGGCTTGGCGGGCTCGGCGAGCCACAGGGTGGCGGCGTGCAATCTCAGTCAGCCTTCGATGGGCGCGGCACTGAGGTTCGAAGAAGTCTCGGGCCCCTGGGGTAGCAGCCAGGGGCCGGCGCCTCGCCCGAGGAGAGGAGGGCTCGGGGGGCGCACACGCTCAACAGGCGGGGAGGAGCCTGGAGCGCGGGTCTTACATGAGGCCGGGGTGCTTCTCGGTGCGCCGGAACTTCTTCTCGATCGCACGCCGCTTGGCGGCCTTCGCCGCCGCACCCTCCGCCCCACTCTTCTGCCGGTGATGCCACGAGCACAGGGCCCGAAGGTTCCCCATGCTGTGGTCGTCGCCCGGCTTGATGTGGTCCACGTCGGTTGCAACCTCGGTGCAGCGCACACCCGCTTCGTTCAGCGCGGTGCACTGCCCTGCATCGCGTCGCAGGACCCGGAGCCGGATCTTGGGCCAGTCGGCTGGCAGGCGCGAGCGCCTGTCCGACCCTTCCCATTGCGGCATCCGGATCACCCCCGACGTGGAACGTTGAGCCCTCGGTGACGTCCCGCCTGAAGAGGCGGCTGCCATGAGCTGTCAACCCGAGGGAGTCTTCGTACTCCCACTTGCACTTACGTAAGGAGTAAGGAGCTTCGGTCAGCGAGGCCCGCCAGGGCCTCAAGCCTTCTACTTCGCTTCTCGCTTCACCTCTACACTTATAAAGAGCCAAGTTGATCTTGGTAAGTTTCCATCACTTTCAAGTGACAGCGGTCACACTTACACAGTGAGGCTTCGAGGCTGGGCCGCCTGGCGGCGGCCGTCTGACCTGGGACGCAACGGCGAAGTGATGCAGGGGCGAAGCGACGATGAGCGCCCGCAGGGCGCCACAGAGCAGAGCCACTTACGACCTGGGGGCGCTGCCGCGCCCCGGTATCCCAGTGACAGTAAGCCACTTTCGGTCTACGCTGGGGCCATGCCCAACGACGATGACCTCCGCTTCGCGCTCCAGATGGCTGGTGCCGACCTGTCCCCGACGCCCCTGGCCCCCGACTCCCCGCTCGGCCGGCTGCGTCTCTTCGCCGCCGCCCATCCTGGTGTGGATCTGACTGCCGGCCACGTCCGCCAGGCTCTGGACGGCACGCTGCCGCCCCGCTCGCGCGCATCCTGACCTTCGCCGCTGAGTATGGGGTGGATGCGCTGACCGATGAGCACTTCGAGAAGGCATGTAACGGCCAGCTCTGACCCCGCTCATTGCGCCGCTGGCCTGCGGATTCTCCGGCCGGCGGCGGCTCTGTATTTTGGGACCCTTGATCCCTTGCCTCTACTGGGGTGCGGACTCACCCTGGAAGAGGGAGATGAGGACATGGATCACATGAGGGAGCTGACTCGGGAAGCCCTGACTCTGCGGCTGACGGCCTACGAAGCCGAGTTCTGGATGTGCCTCAGGACCGCGCAGGACGAAGACATCTTCACGCTCACCACTGGGGCGTGGGAAGCGATCAACTCGGCGCGGAGACTACTGAGCGCCAGCACAGACCTGTTCGTACCTGACGCCATCAAGGTCAATGGTCAGCTACGGAAAGTACGTGCCGCGCTCGACTACCAAGAGGCACACGTCCGGGAAGTCCGCGAAGGGCGGCGGCGCAACGAGAAGCGCAGGGACGACCCGCCACCGCCGACCCCTCAGCCGACGTACAGGCCAGAGCCGCGACACCCGCACCCGTCGCTGGAGAACATGGAGCGGGACTACCGTCGCCGCATGGACCATTGGAACGTCCCTGGCGAAGGGATGTAGCGGCTGGGGCGCTGTGGAGCGGAGCCTCTGATCGACCCTGAAACCGTGGCGCAATCCGAGCCGGT